GCTTTTCGTAGTTAATTTTTATTTTTTTTTACTATCCTTTTGTAATTCCTTAAGTTCTTCCAAAGACTCTTTAGATATATTTGCAGTTCTATTTTGAATATCAAAGAAAAAATCAGGTATAACCACCGACAAAAATTCCCACTTTTTATCTACAATATAAGGAATTTCAGATTTTTTTATACCTATTTTATTACCTGCTCTAAGAAAATTACGTAATATAGTAAAGAAAGGGACTTTAGCATCTTGATATCCAGTCTTTAATGCTAATTCAGTCATCAAAACAAAATTCTCTGCCATTTTGACAGCGTCTTTAATTTCAGAAAAAGAGGAGATAAACTCAACTCCTGTGGTTTTTTCAAATTCGATTAGTGTCGAAAATGAAATAAGGAGAGGGTAATCCCTCCCCTTATAGTTCAATTTTTTTATCATAACTTTTTTATTATAAAGTTTTCTTAATATTTATTTCTCCATCACCAGAAAGCTCAAAGTCATAAGCAACCGGAGCACCTACGCCACCGGATTGTGTTATGGATGAAAAATATCCTACACCTTCGAAATAGTTATTTAAACTAACATCCGGAGTTACAGCCCAGAGAACTGAAGCATCTGAATTAAGCATAACATTCATCATTGATTCTACAGCCATTTCTGTTGCTGCAATATCAGCTGTGTTGAATTGTAATCCACTACCTGAAATAGTATATCCGTAAAGGTCTGGAATATTTTGTTTTGCAGAATTTGTTGCGTTCATGCATTGTACTTCTATCATATCACGTGATACTGATAAATTGAAATCTTGAGCACATGCGATTACAGATCCATCAATTGTAAAATCCATATTTTTTGAAAAGAGAGGAGTTGCCATAAGTTAAAAATTATTTTATTGTTAATTTATATATTCGATTTAATTTATTAGGTTTTCCTAATCATAGATACATTCAAAAATCAAATTATTAGTATAAATATTCTTTTCTTTATCAAATCCATGTTCATCTGATAAAAAATATGTATCCTTTATGTTAGTGCTTGACATATCATTTAAATAATCTTTTACTAAATCTGAAGCTGATATAACATCTACTGTATTTTGTGTTATTATTAAAGCATTTAGCTCATAAATACTATAAGCATCCGAAGTATTCATACAGTTAACTTGTTCTGATTGATTATAATAGAAAAGCAACCACTTCTTTGTTAAATCAAAATTATCAGGTAAGTTTTCAAAACATATATTATTTGTTCCGAATACAGCATTTATTGAAGCATCCGCAACCATTATTGTATTTATCTCAGTAGCAAACGACATTTTAAGTTTTTTTACTTGTTTTTAATTTTTTAGCTATAAATTCACCTATTAATTTACCATAATCTTTATTGATACGATTAATAACATGCTTTATTTTTCTTTCGTAAAATATTTCTATTAAACTATGTCCAGTCATTCCGCGCCAAGTTGCTCCCTTTCTTGATTTTCTTGGTTTTGTTCCTTTTTCTAAAAAACGTAACCAATAACTTCCTGTATTTGGTCCAACGATTATTCCAGTAGGCTCACCTTTTGCAGAAGCTACTTTTATATTTTTTGTTGTAGTCTTGCCATAAGGTAAATGACTCTTTAAGGGTTTTGCAATTTCTTCTCTAGCAATCTTTCTATGAACAGATTTAAGCACTTGAGCTTTTGTTGCTGTTGGTAATCCATCCATCATTGAATAGAACTTTTTAGCCCCAATTAAATCAAATTGTTGTTTATCCGCCATTCTTAGATTCCCCTTCCCAAACAATTGATGATATTTTCATCCAATGATTTCTATCCAGCGTTTCAATATGGTCGATTTCATAATACTGGTCATCATAAACTATTCTACATTTATAGTTTACTCTTTCATCCCAACGTATTGTAAATGATATCCGCGTGAATGGTAAGGCTCCTTGTCCAGTATAATCAGTTGAACCTGTTGTAACTAACACTTTAGCAGCAGTTTCTTTTAGGTTAACGTAAGTTTCTGTTGGAGTACCTACACTGTTCTTTGCAGTAGATTCTTTTTCTATCGTAATTCTTCGATTTAATTCTGCTGCTGTCATATCGAAAAATCAATTAATTTATAACTATCCAGCAACATTTTGCTTGCATTAGATTGTTTTACATATGAAGGCACTGTATCATCTCGATTTATATCATACATTGAAGCCAACATTATAAGTATTGCTTGTTTAATAACTTCAGGGCATTCTTGGTCGTCATATCCAGAAGTGTATTCTACTTTAAGAGGAGTATAATCTGTAGTAGAAGATACAGAAGTGGATAAAAGAATTTCGAAGTAATTATAAAAAGACTTTGTAGCTGAAATAGTTTGAGCAACAGAAGCATCTGAAATTACATATTCGACACTAAGTAAATTACCCTCATTGATACGGATAGTATCTCCACCCCAATCATAAACAGAATAAACATTTGAAGTTTTGGCAATTGGTTTACCGATATAATTTTCTGCTTGCTGAGTTGCAGCTTTAATTAAATTCTCAATATAGCCATCATCGAGTGTATAATCTGAGTCAACTCTTAAATGAACTTTAGCTTCAGAAAGTGAAACAGGGTATAAAGTTTTAGTCTTTTCTATCGGCATAATTTATGAAGTCATATTTCTTATCTTAATAGTATCAATCTTCCCTGACATTGCTGTTGTTCCTTCCGGCAAAACAGTTCTAATATGAGTTGTAGGAAATAATCCAGTATATGTTTTTATATAGGTAGTAGTTACCATACTTGCGTCAAATGCTAAAGAGCTATCTGCAAGAGTAATGAAACCTGTACCATCTAAACTATATTCTAAATAAACATATCCTGTTGCTTCTGAAGCATCAACTTGAATCATTAGACTAGGTCCTTTAAGTAGCATGCTATTTGCTGCTGGATGTATCCAAATTGAAACATCTGCTAAAACAATACTTGTGTCTTCAACTTCCCAATAATTTGTGTAATTTCTATTTGGCATTTTATTGTATTATTTTAGAAATCATCATTTTAATAAAGGGGAGAACCAATTTCCTCCCCATGTATTTAACATCTAATTAAAGATACTTTATGCTACTCCTACAGATGCATCAGCAATCCAGTTAAATGATGCAGGTAATGCACAACCACTGTCTGCTAGAGTTCTAGCTACGATTTTAACTTTGTGCGCATTACTTGAACTGTAAGGATCAAGTAATAGAGAGATTCCAGGACCGAAAGTAGCCACTGCAGCATCTGCCCAGTTTGCAGAAAATACTAGTCCTTTAGCCTGAATTTTCTCTGAAACTTTTGCAGAATATCCAGCAACTTCGTTATTGTCGCCCCATGCGAATTTAATTCCCGCGGAGCCCACGTCAAGTTGCTGTAGATAGTTTTTTACAGCTCTGGTCATTACATAACCTGGCAGATTTCTATATCCCGTAACAGATGCGTCCATTCCTACCACGTTGCTATATGATAATCCTGCAACTGTAGGGGTAGAAAAATACCCATGTGCATCCGTACGAATGGTCTTGAATAAATCTTCCTCTATTGCTGCCCATGTTCCATCAACTAATTGCTGGATCATTTGGGTCATAATAGCTGGATTAGACAATGACTGAAATGCAGCTGAAAATGATTGATGAGCACCAACTCCTCTTGGAGTTAATTCAAGAGCAGCAGGAGATAAAGAAGCTGTTGAAACGTCTGCTGCTTCAGATACAAATCCTGCAGTTATTGCTGCTGAACTTGGAAGTTCAAATACTCCGGAAAGTCCCGAATACATTGTGCATCCTAATCCTTCTAAAAATAATTTAGATGCTGGATCACGAACTCTAAGTTTGCTATCAATATCTCTACGAGTCAAGGTAGCTGTACTAGTAATTATCGGATCAGCATAAAGGAATTCAGGGACTAATAGTCCACCGTCATCTGCCATAAATTCAGAAAAGATTTCTCCACCTTTTATGAAAGATGCAAATGCTTCCTGATATGTTTTTTGCTGGTCTTTTTCTTCACCATCGTCAGCATTTCTTGTTGGCATTCCTGCTAAGCGGATATTAATCTCTTCTTGAGCTTGAGCCATCTCAATACTTTTATCAAGTTTCTCAACTTCAGACTTATGTCCTTCCCATTCAGTTACTTGTTCGTCTGACATTTCTTCAACGTCAGTAAGAACCTTCATAGCTTCATAAGCTTCAGTTCTTTTTAATTTTAATTCTGTTAGTGTTAACATAATATTATTTATTTAGTTTAGTTTTTTGACTGAGCATTAATGTATCAGTCTTAATTTTGTAAAATTTTCCGGAGTATTTTTTAGGAGCTTCTTCCTCTTCAATTACTTCTTCCATTGCTTCAACCTCAGAAGATGAAAACGCTGGGAAAAGAACAGTCGAAAGTTCATATAAGTTTTCTACTTCAACATGAGATAAAATATTCTTATCTTCTTCTTCAAAAGTTTCATACTTTCCGGGTTTAACCCCAAATGACATTTGAGAAATTATGCCACTATCAATTAGCTTCCAAGCATCGTTGCTATAAGAAGTTTCTACTAATTCTGCTTCAAACTTAAGTCCGATTTCATCAGAGGTAATTCGTAACGTATCATTAGAAGTTGATGCCATTGGCTTTTCATGATTATGAGAAAATATTAAAGCAATTTTCTTATTCTGCTCTAATGTTTTATCAAATGAACCTTGCTCAAATCTGTGATAAAATAATTTACCATTTGGTCCTGTTCTTGGGGTGGAAGTTAAAGTGTCATATTTGACGGCATAACCCGAAAGACGTTTTATATCATCTTCGTTTGTAACTTCAAAAGTAATTTCATTCTGAAAAATTTCCTTTTTCATACTAATTCTTATTTTACTATTTATCAACTAAAACTAATCTTTGTGTTCCTTGCATATCTCCTTGGAGAATACCCTACTGGCTCCAATAAGGTTGAGCTGATTTATCTATATATCCTATTTTTATGGATTGGTTTCATCTTTCTTACCAGCATCCATATAATTACTGGGGACGTAGGTTTTGTTTCCTTCTGGGACTACTGGATAACCTTCTTTAATTCTAACTTCGTTTGATGTAATTCCGCCTATTGCAAATAAATCTTTATAACTTTTTATTCTTTCATCAGGAGCGGATTCCAAATACGACATGAAATTAAATTCTATAGACTTACCGTTCATCCTTTCTTCCATAGTTAATAGTTTGCTTTCTAATTCTTGTCTATAAGTTCTAGCAATGTTATCCATTGTATTTAACTTAAAGTCTAAAGCCATTTGTGTAACTGAATTCCACTTTGTTGCAGTTTCGTCAAAGATATATTTAGGTATTCCATATAAACCAGCAATCTGATTAGTTGTATATTTTAAGGTTCCTAATAGTTCTGAATCAGCAAAAGACATTGTCATATCCTGTATTTCGGTATATTCTGGTAATACAAGCATTTGCCCCGCCTTATTTGGCCCGGCATAGCTTGCCATAAAGTCCTTAATAGCTTCTTTTGTTTTTGGTCTGTAAGCTGCATCTGGAATTTGGGACTTTAAAGCCTTTGGAGTAACAGCATTGTTAGAATAAAATGTGTCAATTGTTGTTAATCCTTTCCAATTAATAGAAAGATTTTTTCTTAAAGCTTCAATTGGGCTCATACCAAATATACCTGTAGCAGAAATGGTTTTGAAATGAAGCATATCATCTGAAGAAATTACTTCCTTTACTGGCTTTTCATTTTCATCCTCGTATTCTATCTGGTAATAAAGTTTAGTGTTAACAATATTATAACCAGTAACTACACTTGGCGGTATAATCTGAAGCATCTCAACCTTGCCAGTATCGGGATTTTTTATAATTTTAGCATATGAATTTCCTTTTAGATTACGATGCCACTCGAGTGTACTAAAAAACGTTTGAGATGTAGTATAAGGATTAGGCTGGAAATGTAAGAGGGAATATCTATAATCATCTTTCTCAACCACCCTGCCTACTAATGGTGTCTCCTGATATACATTTAATGGTAATCTTGATAGCGTATCTCCTAAAATTTTTATACAAGTAAAAACTGAAGAAACATTTGCAGCATTATTATCTTTAAATGTATTATTGGAAAGTAGTTGGGGCTGAATCTCTTTTATGTAATTTTCTTCCGTAGAAATATATGGGGTAATATCAGAAGAAAATAATCTTTGCAAGAAGTTAGGCATAATATATCGTTATTTTTTTATATATTCTTTATTTGTAATTAGGGATTTATCATATTAGACCAGGGTCTATTCATCTCTTATTTCTTTATCATAGTCAAATTGATTAAATCTTAAATATCCTCCTACAGCCATTGCCAATGAAACCAGTAAATCTATAGCATCACGACTACGATTTTTAAGTAATTTAATATTGCCATTACTATCCTGGCCAGCAACACAGTTATGAAAATTCCAATATAAAACAGGATTATCCCCTAAAATAATATTACCATCACAGATAAGTTTCTCTAGTTGTTTCAATGGCTCATTAAACTTCATAAACGTTTGTGCAAAAGGCTCACAATATATACCTACTTCTCTTAATCTGGGTATTAATAAAGCAGAATTCCAGCTGTCATAATTAATAATTCGTATGTCAAACTTCTCTGAAAGGTCTATTATCTTTTGATAAAGCATTTCATAGTCGATTGTTGCAGTATCGGATCTTTGTATATATCCTTTTTTCACCCATTTACTGATAAAAAATCCGCCCTTTCTCTGGTCTTTTTTAGTATTATTAGCAGAAAAAGCATAAGTTAATGTCTTAAACTTTCCATCTATATTAAAAAGAAGAACTAAACTCGTAAGATCCTGAGTCGAAGATAAATCAATTCCAGCATAACACGGCAATCCTAAAACTTCTTCTTCAGTTACAGTTCCATAACATACTTTTAAGTGGTCATCATCTATCCAGTCATGTGTTGAGCTTGTAAAAATATCAAGGTGTTTAGTAAGAAAATTATTCATCTGAGATGATGAATTTCTGGCTGCCTGGAATTCTATTTTTAAGTCATCTAATTTAATAAGATGATTAAGACTTGGGTTTGATTTAATCCACACAGTAGTGTCCTCAACTTTATCATCTTCATCAAGTGTATATAACATAGGAAAAATAGAATTATCTTCCACTTCCCCTTTTAAAATACTTTTGGCGGTTTCTACAAAATCATAAAAGAAACTTTCAAGGGAAAAACCACTTGTACTTATTATTGCTATCATAGGGTTTTCCCTTGCCAGGGTTGAGCTTCTTAATACATTATAAAGATCTGCATCATCCATTTCTGCTGCCTCATCCACAATTCCCATAGAACAGGAGTAGCCATCGAGCTTTGATGATTGAGCACATAAAGATTTTGCATAAGAAACATTAGTCGGATTTTTAAAAACAATACGGTTTCTTTGGGGGTATAATCTTTTATCTAATGCTGGACTTTGGAATACAGTATCCGTTAAGTATAAAAGACAGATATTTGCTTGCTCCCTACTATTTGAAACTATTAAACTTTGGGCTGCTTTTACATCTTCTCCCATCATAGAAAATAAAGAGAGACATGCAGCAAATTGGGATTTTCCATTCTTACGAGCAATCCATAATAAAAAAGTTCTGTATAATCTTTTGCCTGTTTCAATTACATAATATCCATAAAGATTTACGATACAAAAACATTGCCAGGGCAGTAATTCAATTTGTTCGTAAGTATCATTTTTATTTACATTAAGGAAAGAAAAAAACTGAAATACTCTATCAACCTTATCAGCTTTATATTCAAGCTTTTTATCAACAGAATTATCAAGAGATTTTTTTACAGCGAGTTTAATCCACTTATTTGAGATGATAGAACCGTCCTGAATTCCGTCAATATATTCCTTTGCCTTATCTAAACAGACTTTCGTATATTCTCTCGGGTTAAGTCTTTTCATTTATTAAATCATTTTATTATCATTATGGGTATAACCACTCAGCCAACTTTTCCTGGAGATATTTTTTATTAACATAGTATTTTCCTTCACTATTATCTCTTATATCTTTTTCATATAAGTTCTGAAAGGATTTACAGAACTTTTCTATATCATCATACCTATCTTTATTAAGAACTTTTATTGGTATATGGTAAGCGTATCTTCTATCCGGATCCCATTGACCCATACCTTTACCTCCTCCACTACCCATTCTTCTTAAGTAAAAGTCTGCATCAACTTCTTTATCTCTTATTATACAAGAGCCAACCCAGACATCCCTCTCCAACCGTTGCATATTTGTAGGGTATAACCACTCGGACAGTTTTTCTTTTACATCATCCAGATTTAATCCATCCGGGTTTTTCTTACTTAAGTCCTTACCCCATTTTTCATAGAAGGATATACAAAACTTTTCTATCTCATCATATCTCTCTTTGTTGATAACTCTAATAGAAATATACTTATTCAGCTTTCTTTCTTTATGTAGTTCTCCGTGGTTTTTCCAGGATGTTAGATAAAAATCCCCATTATTATAATCATATCCATTTCCTTTACCATTTCTTTCCTTTGATGTTCTTATCTCCACATCCCTCTCCAACCGTTGCATATTTGTAGGGTATAACCACTCTATTAACTTTTGTTTAAATAACCCTATAGGAAGATTGGCTGTCCCTGGACTTCTTTTATCCTTTATCTCTTTATAATATTTCTCCTTAAATGTTTTCAAAAATTCTATAATTTCTTTTTCTTTTTCTTTATTTAATATTTTTATAACAATGAGATTAGCCCATTGGTATGGATCCGTTGTATATTTTCCTAAAACATCATCACCAAATGCCCCAATATAGTGTCCACTCTTATATTCGCTACTATTACGCCCTCTATGGGTTTTTACCTCCACATCCCTCTCCAACCGTTGCATATTTGTAGGGTATAACCACTCAGCTAACTTTTGTTTTAACCAATCTATTCTTATCTCTATCCTGCCCTTTTTTCCGTTTTTATTAAAATCGCTTTTATATCTTTCCTTAAATCCATTAAAGAACTCTTCTATATTACTTCTATTATTTTCATTTAATACTTTTATTCCCCAATACACTGCGTGTTCTAAGGGCCATTCGGTTTTGATTATATTATAAGACCCAAACGAGACTAAGTAATAGTCAAATCTTTTTATAGGCTCTGCTCTTTTATTAGGATTAACTGTTAGTATCTCCACATCCCTATCCAACCTCTCCATCTTAGTCGGGTATAACCACTCAGCTAACTTTTGTTTAACAAATAGCAAGGGGATTTGGTAAGTATTAGTGGGTCCAGATGTTCCAAGTTCTTTAAAATATATTTTCTGAAAGTTTTTACAAAAATATTCTATATCCTTTCTTTTATTCTCATCTAATACTTTAAATCCTATTAGAACAGCGTGTCTCAAAGACTTTTTATCATAATATTTTCCAACAAGTGTAATTCTATCCAAATCTTCTTTTTTATATCCCACTGTTCCTATACTCCATTTCAATATAAAATAATCCATTTCTAAATCATTTTGATCATATTCTGGGATGTCCTTAAATGCTTTATATTTCTCTCCATAGTTAAGTCTACGAACATCTCTTATCTCCACATCCCTATCCAACCTCTCCATCCTATCATCCCCATCATCATCTTTACCCCTCATATACACATTAAGACAGGTGTTCACACTCTTCGTCTCCCCTTCCTCATTACTATAATACTCTACATTACCCAAGTGTTCACTATACACCAATCTCAAATCAAACTTCTCCCATCCCCACTTAGCATTCCAATGTGATGCTGGACCCACATACACAGCTCCATCACCCATTGTACACGCTCCTTTTACAAACCGCTTAAAGAGTGATGATGCATTACCGAATGGTGGATTGCCTATGAATACTCTACCCTTCTTATACTCTGCTTTAAAGTCTTTAAAATCATACTCCTTCACCTCAGGGTGTTCAGGATATAAATCAAAGAACTGATACTGTAGTCCAGTCTTCTTTATTGCATCTATAAATGCTCCATCGCCTGCTGAAGGTTCTATTATCTCATCTGCATTAGGGAAAAACTTCTTTAAGACTTCCATAGTCTTCTTTACTATCTCAGGAGGAGTATAGTATTTGTCGTTAATGTTCTTAGCCATATAGTTGTTTTAATATATCATCTGCCTTCCTCCACTTGGCTATGAAAAAATAATCCTGGGCCGTTAAAATATCGTCAATGAAATCAGGTATAAAATTATCAGAAGGATCTTGTATAAAATCAGGGGGTAAAGAATTCATCGAAGACATCTTTGGCGGAGCTTTCTAAAAGCTTAAGTTTTTTTCTGATTACCGGAGAGAGGCCAAGTTCCTTAGTTAATCTAAGAACGTTGCCGAGAGCAGAATCATAAATTGAAATATATCTATTACGTTGTAAGAAGGATTCTTTATACTGGTTTCGAGTTATGTTAGAACACAAGTCTAAGCCTTTGTCTTTTTTTAAAGCCTTTTTACATTCTTCTAAAATATCTATATTGAAGAGTAGCTCAGAAATATAGATATCATCTGTCGGGCTATAGTTCAGATTTTCTTTTAAATAAGTTACGATTTTAGTTTTCATACTTTAATGATTAGTTTATTTATATATCCAAAATACAAAACAATGGGGCTTAACCCTTCTATCGTGTTAGTAATCAATAAGATACAAAACAGCTTTTGTGTTAAATCTAATCGCGAAAAAATGTGTC